TATTGGCAAAGCTAAAGTGCTAGATACACCAATGGGACAAATCGTTAAAGGATTAATTAACGAAGGTGCTTCGCTTGGCATTTCATCACGCGGCATGGGCACCATGGCAAAAAACAAAGATGGTATTATGGAAGTTCAAGATGATTTTTATCTTGCAACTGCTGGTGACATCGTTGCTGATCCTTCCGCACCAGACGCCTTTGTGCGTGGAATTATGGAGGGCGTTGAGTGGGTGTGGGACAATGGTCTCCTTAAAGCTCAAAAGGTTGAGCAATACAAGGAAGAAATTAACCGCGGTGCTCGCCAAGGGATTTCTGAAGAAACTGCTATTAAAGTATTTCAGAAGTTCTTAACAGACATATCGAAAAGTTAATTTTATAAATAAATAAAAAAAGGAGCTTTACATGACCGTTAAAAAGACACAACTGGACGAAAAGATCCAAACCGGTGGCGGTGCTACTGGTGTTGCGCATACAACAGACCCCGTTGACAAAAATGCAACGTTGCCTGTTGGCAATCACAACAATGGCCAACAGTCAGCAGAAAAAATTGCTGCTGTAACACCTGGCCAGGGTGAGGAAGAAACAAATTCAGAGAACAATGTTAAGCCAACAGGTAATGCTGCTGGTGGTAACAAAGCTTCTGTTGGTATGAAGAGCAGCGCAGCAGCTAACGTTAAAGAAGACGTTGAAGCTATGTTTGCTGGTTCTGAATTGTCAGAAGAATTTAAAGAAAAGGCTACTGTTATTTTTGAAGCCGCTGTTACAGCAAAAGTAAATGAAGCTGTTACAGATCTCGAAGAACAGTACAATACAGCTCTTGCAGAAGAAACAGTTCGTATTGAGCAAGAGCTGACAGAAGGTATTAATAAGTACATGGAATATGTTGCTGAGCAATGGCTCGAGCAAAATAAAGTTGCAATTCAATCTTCATTGAAGTCTGAGTTGACAGAGAGCTTTATTAATGACTTGAAAGCTTTGTTTGAGCAACATTACATTTCAATCCCTGATGACAAGTTCGACGCCGTCGAAGCAATGCAGGAAGAAATGGCTGAGTTGCAACAACGCCTCGACGGTGTCATGGAAGAAAACATGGTATTGAAGTCGGAAGTAGCCGAGTCTGCACGTACAAAGATTCTTGCTGATGTTGCTGAAGGTCTTGCTGCTACACAAGCAGAGAAGCTAACAGCTCTTGCTGAGGGTGTTGTGTTTGATGATGCGGAAAGTTTCCGCAAGAAGCTTGAGATTGTTAAGGAAAACTATTTCCCAACAGACAAGCCTACATCAGGTGCAAAGTCTCTCATGGAAGAAGTGCAAGAAGAGACCGAACAAAAAGCATCAGCTCCTGCAAATAGTCCTGTGTCGTTCTACGCACAAGCTATTTCCAGAACGGTTAAAAAATAAATCTTATAAATAATTTTAAATCCAATTAACTACAACAGAAGGGGATAGAGAAAATGCACCTTAATGAAGAAATTCAACAAAAGTGGGCTCCTGTATTGAACCACGACGATCTTCCAAAGATCGAGAACACTCACAAGCGTTCAGTCGTTGCTCAATTACTTGAGAACACAGAGAAGGCTCTTATGGAAGCCGCTGGCCATGCTCCTGGCAGCCAGTACCTTACAGAGGGTGACCTACCTGTAAACAACGGTGTCGCTGGCGGCGCTGGTTCTTATGCAACGTTCGACCCTGTGCTTATCAGCCTGGTTCGCCGTGCTATGCCTAACCTGATCGCTTATGACATCTGCGGCGTTCAGCCAATGACAGGTCCTACAGGTCTGATCTTCGCATTGCGTTCACAGTACGCAAATACAACAAACAACCAAGTTGCAGAAACATTCTACAACGAAGTTAACACACAGTTCTCTTCTGTTACTACCGGTGCTAACACACTTGGTCAGAAACAAGTTGGTGACGTTCCTGGTACTGCTGCAGGTGGCTATGCTAACCTTGCTGCTAACGGCATCTATAACTTCGGTTCTGGTATGTCCACAGCGCAAGCGGAAGCACTTGGTACAACAAGCAATACCGCTTTCCCACAAATGGGTTTCACCATTGACAAAGTTACTGTTACAGCTAAGAGCCGCGCTCTGAAGGCTGAGTACACGATGGAAATGGCACAAGACTTGAAGGCAATTCACGGTCTTGACGCTGAAACAGAACTCAGCAACATCTTGACAGGTGAAATTCTTGCTGAAATCAACCGTGAAGTTATTCGTACAATCAACGTTACAGCAACACAAGGTTGCGCTTCTGGTCAAACAACTACAGCTGGTGTATTCGACCTTGACGTCGATGCTAACGGCCGTTGGTCTGTTGAGAAGTTCAAGGGCCTGATGTTCCAAATCGAACGTGAAGCTAACGCAATTGCAAAAGCAACACGTCGTGGTAAGGGTAACATCATCATCTGCTCAAGCGATGTTGCATCCGCTCTGCAGATGGCTGGTGTTCTAGATTACACACCTGCTCTGAACAGCAATAACCTCCAAGTTGATGACACAGGCAATACATTTGCTGGTGTTCTTAACGGCCGCATGAAGGTCTACATTGACCCGTATGCTGGTGGTAACTACATGACAGTCGGTTATAAGGGTAGCAGCTCGTTTGATGCTGGTCTCTTCTATTGCCCATACGTTCCGCTCCAGATGGTTCGTGCTGTTGATCAAGACAGCTTCGCACCTAAGATCGGCTTCAAGACTCGTTACGGCATGGTTGCAAACCCATTTGCTGAAGGTCTTACAAAGGGAGTCACCGCATCAGGTCCCCAAGCATTAAATGCTCTGGCACATAGAGAAAGGTACACTCAGGGAAGTCGGCAAAATAGATGCGTAAGTT